GGAAAACGTGGGACACCGAGAGCGGTTAGGTTCTGGAAACGAACTGTGAGCATCTTTCCAATATACTTCTTGTGGTTCTTGTAGTCTTCCTCCCGTTGAACAATTGTTCCCTCGGGTCTGACTGTGAATTGTTGACCATCTTGGGTTTTACAGACCCAAACGACCGCATTTGCGTCACGACCATGACCCGTCTTGGCACCAGTGATTTCGTATTCCTCAGTCTGGAAATCCTTGTGCTTGAGGAGATAGTTGCTTCGTTGACCAACCTCGTAGACACTGAAGCGGTCACGGATCATGGTGCCTTCATGTCCCTCTTCAACATGCTTCTGATGCATGAGAGGAAGATCCTTCTTGGATTTTACGAGTGTCGTTTTGACATATTCGTAATGAGGATTGTAGATAGAATCCTTGACATACTCCCAGCGTTGCTCGAAGGTCATCTGAAGCTTCTTCAAATCAAAGAAGTCAAAAACATAAAACTTGAGCTTCAGAGGGTCAGTCTTGAAAGTGCTTGTGAGATCCTCAAAGTTGAGGTTAGGGTCAAAGGCTTCACCATCAACGTATTGACCTGGCTCAAGACCCTTACCAAGAATCTCAGTTCCGGGAATGATCTTCCCAGTTCTTGAGATGCCACCATCTTTGGAGACGAGTAGGCGAACACCATCAAGTTTGGGTTGAACGTAGAACGGCTCAGAGATGTATTTCTGGCGATCTTCCCATTTGTTGGCGAGCATAGGCAACACTTGGTTGCACTTTGTATGCTCATTGTTCCACATGGTTTGGGCTCTCTTGAGAGCCTTTTCGTAACCAGTTTTGACATTGGTTCGTGACTCAGAAAACTTGTCACTCCCAACAATGCCAGAGATCTTCACGATATCCGCAGTTCCATCCTTCAGGTCTTCAACTTTGATGTCAATGTAGCGGTCGCGGTTGTGTTTGTCTTGTTTGATAAGGCGTTCCATTGTAGTCATTTTTAATTTCTCAACTTTAAATAGATGTCAGATTTACCAGTTGTAAATTATGGTAGAATGGAGCGACTTAGGTTACCAGAAAGCACAAACGTGCAAATGAATTTGAATACTTTTTGTGTCATATTAATAATTATGTGTGCATTAGCTCTATATAAACGCTCAGTAACGATTACTCAAGGGCGTGAACAATCTTATATTTAAGACAGTCACGGGGGGTAAGATATATATCTTTTTTCATCAATTTCTTTAGCTTTTTCTCAGGAATCTTGGTCTTTTCGAGATACATCGCCTTCAACCTCTTCATGAACTTATCCGTTGACTTCAACTCATGTTTAAGCTCTTGAAAGTTACCCCACAATTCGGTGGAGATTTGATGAATGAGGACGTATGCATTCTTTCCCATACGTCTTTCACTACCACCGAGAAGCATGAATGTGGCTGCAGAGCAGCACGATCCCTGTGCGATGGTAACAACCTTCACACGGGATGATTCGAGTGTGTTCATCATTGTCATACCTGCGAAGATGTCTCCACCTTCACTCATGATGTGGACACGAATCTGTGGCTCGTATCCGTAAAGCTCGGCTTTTTTCTTGAGGAGGTCAATCTCAAGCTTCTTGAACTTCTCGACAAAGTCGAGTGCATTCTCACGGTCCACGTCAGCATAGAAGAGGATTTCGTTTCCGATAACCTTCACACACTCTTCAACCTCAGTTTCTTCCTCTTTCGTAGACATTCTTGAGTGCCTTCTTTACTCTTGTGACGTCTCTTGATTTTAAGCCGTTTCCAACTGCGAGGTGATTGATCACGTCGAAGTCTTGAGGTGAAATTTTGTATTCCACGAGTTTACTTAGGTCTCCTTTCTCCGCATAATTTTTGAGAAGACATAGTTCTTCTACACCTAGACCCATCCTAGACTTTTTATTAATTTCGTCAAATTTTTGTTTACGCATCTTATAGTTTCCAAGTTTGGTCCAACAGCTCCCGGGTCGAATCTTATCTTTCTCGAGGGGTTCGCCAAGGTTGTGCTTCGGCACCGTGAGAGCGTGCAACACAAAGTAGGGCATGAGAAACCAGTTTCCAGTGGAGTATATGTGACTATCATAATAGTCGGCTTCAGAAAATGATGTGCTCGCGGTGATGACGTCGACACCCTTTGAGTTGAGGTAGTTTTCTTGGAAAATATCCCACATATGTCCATGTTCGTGTATACTGTCATGGATTTCTATTGGTTTCGGATCACACAGAACTTCAGCTATAAATTCTTTTGGTGTTTTGAAATCATCCATCTCATCGTAACCGTCCAAGTACGTGAAGAAGTTTCGAATATTTCCCTTACACCTGTAAGCCGCACTTTCTGCTTTAGGTCCTTTCTCATCTGTGAGTTGTAGAAGAGTATCCGGTTTATGTTTAGGCACAAAAACAGTCTCAAAATTTGGATACATACACATATTTATCGACGTCACCAAAAGTGACCCACGTGTGAGAGAATCTCCATCAGAAACTCTCTCGATGATTGGTTTGAAAACCGGATCATAGTCTTCTATGAATACATGTTTACATGATGGTTTAATGAATGGTAAAAAGAGAGATTTACTTTTCAGATGTTCAGTTTGTAGTTCGACATGACTCAGATCCTTCAACACCTTTTTGAGAATGTATGACTTCCCAACCCCCGATCCTCCACAGATGAATACATTCTTCCTTTCACCAATATACTTACGAATCAGTTCAATCTGTTTCATGTGAATAGTGTCCACGGTTTTTTCGACTTCTTTTTTTTGCTCGACTATTTTAATGAAGGAATCCATCGATGACTTTACAGATCAGGCAATAGATTTAGTACTTCAAAATAGCGCACTACATAAACGTATCGTAGAACCTTTAAAAAGGAAAATTTTACCATACGTTGCATGCGGAGTTCTAATGAACGTCGTGATGTTTATTCTTTTGGCGTACCTTGCTCGACGTCTTTCTCTTCTACCTCTTCATACTCCTCCTCTTCAAGTTCCTCCTCTTCCTCATCACTAGGCACAAGCTTCTCGAAGGGGGTGCCCTTTGTAAGTGCCTGAACAGTAGTCACCGTTTTGGGTGGCTTCAGGTGTGGAATCGCCCGCACATTTAGGATCTCAGGCTTCGTAAAGACTCCATCTATGGGATATTCCTTCTCAAAGTTCAAAAGAATTTGCTTGGGTATAGCGGGTGACTGCTCTAGGAGACGGTCGTATTCTCCCTTACATTCCTCCACAAACTTGAGACCCTCCTTTTTACGTTCCTCACGAGGGAGAGAAAGCTGTAACCTAATGTTACGTGAAAGGCTACCATGTCCTAACGCAGCAGTCCGATGATTTTCCATTAATTCATTAATTTTGAGAAATTGCATAATCGTCGCGATGAGACCAGCTATCAAATTCAAACCACCAATTATTGACGGTGCAGAAGCACGCATACTTTCTGGGAATGTACTCTGAGCAAAGTTCGCCGTTCCAGTTATAGTTGATAGCACAATGACTGGTAAATTAAACCTTAAGCTCAGACGCTTAAATTTTAAAAAGGCCCTGTGATGCATATAACGATAACAAGCAGAAGCTTCACCCCATTGACGCAGCACATTCTCGTGATATTCATTCCACATTTTTTCCATATTAAAATTTTCTTCTGTCATCTTATAATAGATGAACATTATATTTCTTCTTCACGCTTTGTTCCTATTGGCTATTCTCATCGTTCCCTTTACGAACAATGAGAGGAACCTTAAGTTTTATTCAATAATTATACCCTTCCTCTTTTACCATTGGTCAGTGAATGATGATACATGTGCTTTGACCCAAGCTGAAATGTATGTTACTGGTAAGCACAAGGATGAAACTTTTATGGGCAGGCTTGTAGGGCCTATATATAAAATGCCCGAAACCGACGTAAATAAGATGACCAAAACCACCTTTTTCGTTCTTTGGGCCTTCGTTCAATACCGTTTGGGATACTTTGATTTGTTCTTTGAAGACCTAAATGATTTACTTAAAACTAAGAAGGTAAAATAAAATATAGATGGACATCAAACTTCAAAACGAAATCAAGAGGCTTAGGCACACCCTGCAGCTCTATCATACTTCTTATGTTCAAGAGCTCGAGGAAATCGAGGACAAGTGTCAGAGACTTGATATTCAAATCGAAAAATGCACTTCAGATGTGAAGAGTGAAATTTTAAAAAGGCAGAAGAAACACTACGAAAATCAAGTTTCCAGACTTGATAGTCAAATGGAAATCAATACAAACAAACTCAAAGAGAGAATTAACAATTATGAAAAGAAACTTATAGAGGTGGAAAAGGAGAAACGTTCACTCGACTACAATATTGAGAAACTCAATTTGGCACTCGAGAGACGTAATACTAGTGAGGTATTCGATATGTTCGAATATGTGACGAATGCAATTACTATTTTGCGCGACGAGTCTTCGCAAGCTCGTGAGCCCTCTTCATGAAAGCCTTGTCGCGACCAATCTTGGGGTCGGCTGCAATGAGGCGAAGTAGAGTAGCGGTGGGAATCTTGGGAGTGTTCCCTGTGGGTTTGGGAGTTTTTTTCAGCTTCTTCTTGGCATTTTGAAGTTGCTTGGCGGTTGGCATCTTACTATACCTTGGGAAAATATCTAAACTTGTCGAAAATGTGAGTAGTAACTTTGAAGTTGTAATACACAATCATACAAAATGCATCAGCAATATCATGTTTTCTCTCATAGGGTATATCGTCCTTTAGATATTTTTCGGTTATCAACACAGTTCTTTCCTTTCTCTCTTCATAGTCTAGATGTCTCATACCAAAATGTGTATGCATGCTCACGGGTGAAACTAATACAACCTTATCTCTGAACATGTAATGTAATAGAATTTCAATATTTGTAAAACCTCCGGGTGGTTGTCTTTCTATAAGTATTTTGTCAGCACTATCGAACAATTCTTG